GTCCCGGTCTGCGGAGGTCACGGGCGCCTCGGGCGGCGCGGCGTGGTCGCCCTGGTCGGGCGATTCGGTCCAGCCGCCCGCGTCAGCGGTGGTGGTGGGACGGTCTACAACGGCCACAAGTACCTTTCGCGTCGCACCTTAGCGACGAACTGTCTGTTTCCACGGCTCCCCGACGAACCGCACGCCCACCCGCGTCCTAACTCGACGGCAGGCTCCTAAATACCACAGGAACGCGAATCGGGCATCTACCCGATACACCTGGGCCACGGTCCATTCCGGCACGTTTTCACCAGTAGAGATAGAGCGTCAGGACGCCCCAGGCGAGCAGGACGACCGCCGCGCTCTGATACTCGACGCGCGCCAGCATCAGCGCCGCCCTAATTCCGATAGAACGCGACGAGTCCGGTCGCCGTAGTGCCCGTGGCGTTGACGCGACGCACGGCAATCGGCAACCACGTCCCTGCGGGCACGCCGGTAAACACCATCGGCACGGCGTTGTTCTGCATGACGGCCGCGACATCCCCAGACCCGCCGACCATGATGCCCACGGGCACCTTGGCTAGATCTACGGTATTGCTCGGCGTGATCGGACCCCAATAATTGAAGCTGTCTACCATCGTGTCTCCTTGGAGTGGCCACCAGAGCGTTAACCCACGTGCGGAGAGTGTGTCTGGGGTCAGGCCCAGCGTGTAGTGCGCGGCAATCTCGGCCGAGGTCAGGGCGCGGGGATAGATCGCGATGTCTTGTAACTCTCCATACCAGACCTGCGCGAACGGCGGCAGTTCCCCAATCGCCCCGACGCCCGTCCCGGCGTCAACCGGCGAGACGAGCGCCCCGGTGACGACGACTTGCCCGTCCAGATACAGGATGCCCGTCGTGCCGTCCCCCGTAACGGCCACATGGTTCCATGCGTTCATCGCCAAGGCCGGGGTACTGAGCAACAGTCCCCCTGCCGAAAACTCAAACTTGGGTGTCGCACCCGTCCGACCTAACCGAAAGCCCGCGACCTCGCTCCAGTAGCGAGAGAAAATCGTCGCTTCCCCACCACCAAAGGTCATCCTGACCCAGGCTTCGTAACTAAAAGCCGGTCGCACCGAAGGGAGGGACGCAATCGCAATCGACCCATTCGCCCCGTTAAAGCCCATCGCCTTCTCGCCCGCGACACGCCCCGTTTGATTCAACGTGACACCTGCGCCGATCGTCCCGTGCCGTGTTCCCGCACTATCCGCCGCGACTGTGCCGCTCGTCTCGTTGAGCCGCCAGTAGTGGCTGGCGCCGTCCGCGATGATCCGGTCGCTGTAGGCGCTCATCGTCCCAAGACGTTCGGGAGCGGCACGAACCGCGTCAACAGATACAAGAGGATGACAACGAGCGCGACGACGTTGATCAGGGTGGCCCAGTAGGGCGGCATCGGGATATAGGTCGTCAACAGCCACACGATGAGGCCGAGGACGCACAAGACAATCACCAAAAGTATGAGGTCCAACGCTCGCCTCCTTCGTCAATGCACAGGCGTGACAGGGCCGGTCAGATCGAGAAACGCGACCACGTCGGCGGCGCGGACCCGTGCCAGACACGGCGCCTGCGTGAAGTCTTCGTCCTCGTGAATGAACACGACGAAGAACCGGCCCTTGTCATCCGGGGCCTCCCCGGCGCGTGTCGCGAGGGCTTCCACGGGTCGGCCGCAAATCAGACAGGTCCGCGCGACGGGCATCTCACGCCCCGCCGTCGATACCATCGCCAGCCCTGGACGGCGCCGTAGCCCAGCAGGATGCCCAGGTTCGGGATCCACATCCAGACGAGCGCCAGTTCCAGCCACGTCGCGCCGGGGAACACGTCGTCACTCGGGCGCCTCGGCGGCGGTCGCCTGCGCCTGTTGCGCGGCGGCAATCTGGGCGTCCCGCTCGGTCTGGTCGGCCGTCACGCCCGCGTCCAGGGTCGTCTGACCCGCCTGGAGGGACGCCGCCTGCTCGGCCTGCGCGATCGCGGCCTCGGCCTGCATCCGCGCCTGCTCGGCGGCGGCGGCGGCATCCGCACCGGCCAGACCGAGTTCGTGGGCCTGCGTATCCTCGCGGTCGAGGTTCGCCTGCGCCATCTTCAACTTTTGCAGTTCGATCGCCAGCGTCGCCTGCACCTGAGCTTTCGCCATCTCGGCCTGGGCGCGCACGGACTCGATCTGCAACTGCACCTGTCCGTCGTATTGCGCGCGGGCGTTCTCGGACTGTTGTTTGACCTCGTCCGTCTGCACCTTCTGGGTGAGCGCCTGCAACTGCTTCGACAGGCCCTCGATCATCTGCTTGGCCTGCGCCATCTGCTGCTGGATCTGCGGCGGCACCGGGTCACGGCCCTGCTTCTTCGCGTTGAGGTACTCCTGCACGGGCGGGGCGAGCATGACTTGCATCCGCTCGGCCATTTCCTTGTGACCGGGGCCGTCCATCGACTTGAAGAACAAATCCCCGATGACCTGCATGAGCGCCGGGTCGGCGGCAATGACTTGGCCGACGGATTGGTGCTCCTGCTCGCGGCGGGTGTCGAACGTGCGGGTGACCTTGATCGCGACGTTGAAGCGGGCGTGCTCGGTCAGCCGGTATTCTTGGATCGGGGGCGGGGGCGCGCCGGGACCGTTGGCTTGACTCATCGGGGGCAGTCCCGGCGGCGGCATCCCGTTCCCGTTCATCGGCATCCCGTTCGGCGGCATCCCCATCGGGGGCCGGGGCGGCAGGCCGGGTGAGGGGGCGCCCGGCGGCGGGACCGGCATCGGGCGCCCGCCGGGCGCGGCCGTAAACGGCTGGCCCACCAACACCGACTTGGCTTCGCCATCCCCCAAAATCAGGTGCGCCAACCGCCCCGGCGTCCGTCCGTAGACGTGCCAGAGGAGCGCATTGATGAGCAGGCCCTCGTAGCGCACGCTGCGCGTCAGGTTGTCGAGCATCCCCGACGTGGACATCCCGGTTTCGTCCGTCAGCATCTTCGCGTGCTTGGCCGACGTGACGTTCTTCTCGCTCTTGCCCAAGGCGCTGTCGTGCGTGGCGGTCGTGTCCTGAATCGCCTCCGCGAACATCCGCAAGGCGAACCCGACCGGCTCGATCGGGGACACGCGCGGCGGGGCGAACGGGGGCGGCGCCTGTTGCCCGCTGAGGTCGGTCTGCTTGTAGTGCAGGACCGGCAGGGTGCGCGTCATCGCGGCGGCGTATTCCTGCTGGAAGCCTTCGTCTTGACCCTCCGCGAGCATGATCGGCGGAATCGGCGCCATCGCGACGACTTCGACCATCTTGCTGACCATCGCGTTGAAGCCTTGTTGCGAGTCCCGCGACGGGCGCACCATCCCGATGACGCGCCGCTCGGTGTCGTAGGGCTGCACTTCCTCCCCAACGACCTTGACGATCCCGGTGTAGGGAATCGGCCACTCCGTCTTGCTGAGAATGTGGCACCCGTCGATGACGCAATGCGTGAACGACCGCTCGGGCACCTCGCGCGAGTCGATCGCGGCGTCCGCGACCTCCTCGGGCACCTCGTCGTCCCACGCCGTGTGCCCGTCCGCGAATTCCAGCAAGGTGCGTGTCTCGTACTCGCAGTAGATGTACTCGGTGACGTAGACGGCCTTGAGTTGTTCGCCGGTCGGCCCGGTCTGCATCCGGAACCACGACGGATATTGCTCGGTCAAGGACTGGAAATCGTCGTCGCTTTCGTAGGTCTTGAAGGGGTTGGCGATCGTGCGGCCGTCCTCGTCCTCAACTTTCGGGTAGGTGGCCAGGTACCGTTCCCACGGCATCCACGCGCCGATGAAGCCCCAGTCGGCGTCGGAGCCATCCGGCTGTTCGTGGGTGGGGTCGAGCTTGACGGCGCCCTGGTTGAAGATGCGCGCGACGACGACCTCTTGCTGCATCGTCTTGCCGGGCATGTAGCGCGTCAGGATGCGGTAGTAGCCCCGGCCCGCAATCGCGGCACGCTGGAACGCCCAGGAGCGCGCATCCCCCGCCTCGCTCGTCCGTTGAATACGGCGGGTCAGGCCCTCGCGGAGTTCGATTTCCTTGTCGTCGATCGGGCCGACGAGCGACTCGAAATCATCGGCGGGAACGATCGAGATGCCCAGGTCGCTGGCGCGTTCCTGATTCATCACCCGCAGGACGGGGGCCTTGACCTTGTTGATGGTGAGACAGGGGCGGGCGGGGACCGCCGGGACCCCGCCTTCGGCGGCTCGGCCTGCGCGCAGCGAACGAATGTCGTCGGGCCATTGGTCGTCGTTGTAGAACTTGAGATCCTCGATCTCGCGGGCGTCCTGCCCGGTGTCGAACTCGCAGGCCGTCGTATACCGCCGCCGCGCCTGTGCCATGAACGGCGACTTCGACACGTACTCCCGCGTGATGTTCGGTCGTCGCGGTCGTCGAATCGCCATCTTACAAACCTTCCGCGACGCCGTCGGCGTCGAGTTGTTGATAGAACACAATCATCCGATCGGACAACGCCTTCTGGTCGCGCGGTGGGAGCCCGTGCCACACCGGGAGCGTGCGCGTCGGATCCAGCGCCAACGCGCCTAGGAGTGCGGCCAGAGCTTTCCGCGCTTCGGTGATGATGCGCGCCTCCGATCGGGCGTTGGACGCCTGGAGCATCCGGGTGTGCGCGGCGAGCGATTCCGCCACGAGCCGCGACACGTCTTCATCAATCGTCACGACAGCGCCACCGTGATCGCGAGGAACAGGGCGCCCATCCACGACATCGGGGCATCCCCCGTCGGGAACGTCGGCTGCACGAGCCGCAACACGCGCGGCGCCTGGACGGGGGCGGCAAAGGTGAGGGCAAGGGCATCACCATCGTCGGGCGAATGACCCCCGCGCCTCTTAATGTCGGCCTTGCTTTCGAGCCAGATGCGCTGTTTCGGGTCGTGGCGCACGCCGGGTTGCTGGAGGTCGTTGACGAGCCAGCGATCGGTCGGCAGCGCCGCCGTCAAGAGCCACTGTTTCAGCTTGTCCCACATGAAATCGCGGTAATAGCGTGTTTTCAGCGGATCCGGCGAATCCGCGCCGAAATTGATCTCTTGGACGTTGCGATGCCCCAATTCGCGCAGCCGCGCCGCGACCGGCCCGGCAATTCCGGCGGAATCGAGAAAGAGCATCGCGACACGCGAGCCATTGTAGGTGTTCGATAGGACATCCGAGAGCCGCGTGACCAAAATCGCCGGATCGCGGGTCAGCGAGCCGGGAATCCGGATCGGGGGCACGGTCCGGGCGTCCATGCCGCGCCGGAAGCGGATGACGTTGAAGTCACTGCCGCCCCAGGCGAGGTCGCAGCCTGCAATGAGTGGTTCGTCGGACAAGACGGCGATCGGGCGGCTTTTCGCGGCCTCGACGCGGTCGCTGTCGATGAACTGGAGGTCGCCCGCCTTGGGCGGGAGCCCCTCGACGCGGACGCGGAACACGTCGCTGTCTTCGCCGTAGTCCTCGGCAATCTCCTGCACCCAGCCCGCGTTGTGGCCTTCGACGGTCCGCACGTCGATGACCCAGGATTTGAAGCGGTGTCGGCGTTCACCAAACACGGCTTCGTAGAAAAAGCCTTGGCGTCGCGTGGGGTTCCCGAAGATTAGCTGCCACGCCTCCCCTTTCGCCAAGCCGCCTTCTTGCACTTCAAAAATCACTTCAGGGATGTTGGAGGCTTCATCCGCCACGTAAAAACTGGAGCTTCTTTCACTATGCTGCCCGGCGAACGCCTCGGAATTTTCTGGCGCGCACGTCTGCGGCGTACACCGCCACGATTCCCGTGATCCAACGCGGTAGAGAATCTGCGTGTTCGCGTCGAACCAGTGGGACGTGATCGACAGCTTGTTCCAAAACAGAATCGCCGCCCAGGTCTTGTCATCAAGCTGCGTGGACGTGTTCGCCGTGATCGTCCCTTTCGCATCCCGTCGCGTGGACATGAGAAAGTTGACGATCATCCCGGTCAGGGCACCTTTGCCCGCGCCATGTCCTGATGACACCGCTGCCCGAATCGGCTTCACGGCGTGCATCCCGTCAAAGCGGCGTTCGCGAATCTCCCCACCGAGCCACTCCAAGACCTCGCATTGCCACCGACGCGGCTCCTTGTAATTCGCGAGGACCGTATTCGGATCGCCCCACGGAAAGGCCACGCGGACGTAGCCGAGCGGATCCCCGTAGAACTGCGACACCAGGGCTTCCAGTTCCGCGTCGATGTCCGCGACGGTGCGTGTACTCATCAGAACGCCTGCGCTTTCACGCGCGCCCATCGCGCCTGTTGATCGGCGCGCTTGCACGCGCGACAGGTGCGTTTCCCGCGTGGGCTGATATACCGACCGGTGTCCGCGTAGACGTGCCCCTTCGGGCACTGTGTCTCGCGTGGCAACAAGCAGGCGGGCGCGCGTCCCTTGGCGAACATATCCGCTGAATTATCCGCTGCCGTCCCCAGGAATAGGTGAGCCGGATTCGTACAGGCGCGGACATCGCAGATATGACAACAGAACAGCCCCTCTGGAATCGGCCCGCGTGTCTCGATCCACATCGCGCGATGGGTGGTCGTCGGCGTGCGACCCGTGCCTCGGCTGATTTGCCCGTAGCCGGTGTGCGGGCACCGCGATCCGGTCCAGATCCAGCAACCGTCTTCGCCGTCCGGTTTCTCGACGCGCGCCAGGAGCCTCGTCAGCAGCGGCACACGCCGCCGCACGAAATCGTGCGCGTGGTAACACGCTTTTGAGCAGTAGTGGCCGCGCGCACTCGGGGGCCGGTGAAACGACGCGCCGCACGCGCGACACGTGCGTGGGGGTATGCTGGGATGAGCCATCGACGCGACCTCCATCGCGCCCCTGGTGAGGGGACTCGGTCGCGCGTCCAACGCCACTGAGTCTCCGTATTCTCTCACGTCCCGTCCGCTGGCCCTGCCGGGATCGCCGGTTCCACTTCCGGTTCCGCGTGTGCCTCGATCAGCGGCTGCACAGGCGTCGCATAGCCCAAGGCCGCGAATCGCCGCCGCGCCTCGTCCAGTCGCGATCCCGCGACGGTCACGTTGACGTTCGTCTCCTGGCGATCGAGCAGCATGCCATGCATACGCGCCCCCATCTCCACGTACTTCTCGCGTGGCGCGAGCCGAATCTTCAGGACGCGGTCCACTTGCCCGTCCCCCGCGACGGCATTTTTCATGACGACTTCGATACTCGTAATCGCCTGCGCCTCGGCTTCGCTGAGGGCGTGCAGCGGCTTGAGATCCCCCGCCTGCCACGTCCGCTTGACCTCGCCCTTCCGCCACGCAGGCGCCCAATTCCCCAACCCGTCTTCGCGCAGCGGGCCGTCGGTCCGGTAGACCTCTTCCCCGTCCTCCGCGTAGAACAACTGACGCGGATCGAACAGCGCCCCTCGCGCGATCTGCTCCTCCACCACCGCCCGCGACAACTGCCGCTGCGCCACCCGCCGCCGCGCCCAGGCGCGCGACACGAGCGCCTCGGCCTGCGCCGCCACGACCGTCGCCGTCCGATGCAACTGCGTCGCCTGCTGCTTCGCCGCCATCGCCCCCGACACCGTCGTCGCCCCCTCAGGCCCCGGATACCGTTTCGTCTGCATCGCGACGCGATGGTATCCCAGCCGCGCTACTCCTTTCCAGTCCCGGTGTCAAGGGGTAGGCTAACCGCTTAGGCTCGAGCCTTGACTCTTGCGGCGCCAATAGCGCCTGGGTTTAAACGCCATACCCTCAGCGCCGCCCCCTGAGGGGTAGGAGTCCCTTCTCCCATTTCCGATCCGAACCTTGGTTCGCGATCCCTTAGGTTTCCGCTTCTCGCCCCCTCACCCCTGGATCCGAGTCGAGCACCCCTACGCCCCTCACCCCCGTACCCGTACCCCGTACCCATCCCCTAATCCCCATCGCCCCCGTACCGCAGCCCCTCGCCCTGGTAACCCAGGCGCCACGGCTGGCCTCGGCTTCGGTGGACACCTACGGCTAACGATTACCTGTTGACAGCCTAAGCGCCAGGGTATCTACTAAGGGCTGGGGCCATTCCGGCCCGGAGGATACGCGAATGATTCAGTTTGTCCGAGAGAACAGCCGAGGGATCGAGACAACCCACACCCTACCCAGCCGTCGCGCGATCTGTGACCGCTGCGACGGCTACGGCACGCACCTCACCCCGTCGATCGGCCAGCACGCCTACAGTGCAGAGGAGTTTGCCGACGCCTTCGACGACGACGAGCGCGGCGAGTACTTCCGGCGCGGCGGGATCTATGACGTGGCCTGCGAGGCGTGCCGAGGCGCGAAGGTGGTCGATGAGGTGGACGACGACGAAGCCGCCAAGACCTCGCGCGGCCGTCGCACGCTGCTCCTCTGGTACGCCAAGCTCGATGCCGAGGCGTCCTGGCGCGCCGAAGAAGCGTCTCAGCGCCGCTACGGCTACTAACCCCGTCGCGGTCCCCATCGAGCCCGGTCGCCCCCTGGCGCCGGGCTCGTGTGCTGTACGGCCGATCCCAGGCGCTAACATCACCCAGATCCGTGAGACGCGACGGGGGAATTGTGGCCCGGAGTCGTGGCCCGAAACCGCCGAAACCTAGGCCACTCTTACAACAGGCTCAGAAATGAGCCGGTTACCTAATAATCTCAGACTTCATACCCCCACTTTAGTGGGGTGCGGCCCCTTGCGGCCCCCTGCGGCCCATTTTCGCCTGTTAGGCGAAAGGCGAAAGTCTGGCGAGGTGCGGCCCCTTGCGGCCCCACTGCGGCCCCTGGGGAGGGGCCGCAACGAATACCTCAATGTTTTCGCATCTTACATAAAGTATGAGGAAAACAGGTCCGATCGCGGTCGGACACAGTTATATCTATATCGGCCACAGCGGGCGGTGTGGAGGGGCCGCGACGGGGGGATCGGGCCGATGGCGCGCCAGGGGGTCTGGAGCGGCCAGGGATGTCCCCGTGGAGCCCCGAAGACGGCCTCTAGACGCCGTACAGCGCCCTGAATCCCCGCAGGCAAGGGGACAGGTCACCCCAGACCCCGCACCGCCGCAAATCGCGTCCAGCGTGCGTCATGGTCTTAATTCTCTCAGACTTCAGGGCGGACCCCCCTCCGGAGCGGCCTCCGGGGGGCTCTTACGAGCCACCCCCCCCGGGGCCGCACCTCGGGGCTGGGCCTTTCGCCGTGCGGCCCCGTGCGGCCCTTGAGCGGCCCTCACTCAAGGGCCGCAAGACGAAGAGAAGACGAAAGAGGCCCATCAGCGCACGACCCGCCCATCAGCCCGCACGGTCCCCGGCTCGCCGCGGTAGTCGAGGAACTGATCCGCGCACGCGCGGAACGTAGGTGCATCCCAGGCGCCAGATCCGACCGGCAGGGGCATCGAGGCATACAGGCCACCGACCCGCCGCGCGAGCGCCTTGGTGCGGACGCCTGAGCGGGACAGGACCCACACCGCCCGCCCGTCCACGGCCCAGAAGGCGGCGTGCAGCCGGTGCCGCCTCACGACCGCACCCCCAAGGACGCCAGCGCGCCCCGCAGCGCCTCGACGGCCTGCACATGGGTCCGACCGGCCTCCGCCTTCGCCGCGCCCACGATCCGCGCGGCCTGCGCCTCGGCCTGCGTGAGCAGGTCCACCGCGCGATCGTTCGCCGCCTGGATGGTCTCGCGCGCCTCCGCTTCCGCCTGCGACGGCCACAGCGTCGGCACAAAATCCGCCCGCACCTGTTGCGCCACTTCCGCCCGCACCCCCGCCAGCCACGGCCCGAGATACGACTCGGCCGTCAGTGCCGCAATCGCCCGATCCAGGATCCGCAATTCGTCCGCTTTGGTCATTAGCTATAGCCTCCACTCGGAACAGTAGCACCTAGCCGTTTAGGATGCAAGAACTATCTTTAGAAATCTTTTTGTCCTGTCCATCGCTTTTCGCTTGACAAGCCAAACCCAGACGGCAGAGTATTACAACCAGGAGGAAACAGCCAATGACCGAGACAGTCACAGCGGACACAGCGACAGCGGACGGGACGACCTTTGGTGACCTGCTTGCGCGGGCGTTGACGGATCCGGGGACGGTATCCCAGGCGTACAGCGCCTTTCACGGCTACAGCTTGGGGAATCAGTTACTGGCGATGGGGCAGTGCCTGAGCCGGGGGATCCCGGTGGGTCCGATTGCGAGCTTTCACGGATGGAAGGATCGCGGGCGGTCGGTGACCAAGGGCCAGAAGGCGATCCAGTTGTGTATGCCGGTCACGATCAAAATCAAAGACGCCGCGCCCGACGCCCCGCAGGCGTATACGCGGTTTGTGTTTCGGCATAACTGGTTTGTCCTGAGCCAGACGAACGGCGCCGACTACGTGCCCGCCGCGCTCCCCGGCTGGACCGAGGATCGCGCTCTGGCCGCGCTCGACGTGGCGCGCGAGCCCTTCGCGCTGATGGATGGCAATTGCCAGGGCTACGCACGGGCGCGGGTTGTGGCCGTGTCGCCGCTCGCGCAGCATCCCGAAAAAACGTTGTTCCACGAACTCGCGCACGTCGTCCTTGGGCACACCGCCGAAGGCACGATGCGCGACGACGAACGGACGCCGCACAGCCTGCGCGAGGTCGAGGCCGAATCCGTCGCCATGCTCTGCGGGGCCGCGCGGGGCCTGCCGGGAGTCGAGGAGTCGCGCGGCTACATGCAGCACTGGTATGGGACCGGCGAGACGATCCCCGAAGCCTCCGCGCGGAAGATCTTCAAAGCCGCCGACCAGATCCTCAAGGCCGGTCGGCCGGTCGAGCCGAAGGGAGACAACTAGCCATGACCATCACCAAACCCAGGCGCCGCGTCGAAACGGTCGAGTACTCCCGGCAGTACCTCCACGCCGGATCCCTATCGTGGGGGTTCTCGTTCGCGTGTGACGCGGCCGGGACTGTGGACGTGGCCGCGCTCCAGCCTGCCGCTCTGGAGAACTACCGCGCCTGCGTGGCAGGCACCAACAGCACGACCGACGCAGGCGTGCGGACCTATCGCCACGCCTACACGCACCCGGCCGAGGGCCGGTGCGCCTGCCGACGCATTGTGGTCCTCGACGGCGACACGCGCGGCGAAGGCATCGCGTGTGACTGCGGGCGCCTCTACAACGCCGGGGGCCAGGAACTGGCGCCCCGGTCGCAGTGGGACGAACGCGGCGACTACTGAACGCAGACCAGGGCGGCTGGAGACACCTTCAGCCGTCCGCGCCTGCACTCAGGCAGGAACCACCCGAGGAGCCGACAATGACCGACCGACGCACCCTCACCGCCACCGACATCCGCGCGATGCGCGCCGCCGACTCGTTCGCCCTGTGGATTGATGGCGACATCGCCCAGCTACGCCTGGGCAAACGCGCGAAGCGTGCGCCGTCCGATCCGTTTCGCAGCTTTGCGACCGACGAGGGGAAGTACGACATCCTCTGCGACCTGAACAGCATCACCACCGGGAGCACTTGTGGCCTCTACACGCCGCCGACGTTGCGCGCCCTCGCGTTGATCGTGCGCCCCGGCGATTGCCTGCGGTGGGCCTTCCGCACCAACAACAACGGCTATGCCGACGCCGCCATCATCCCGGCCGGGACGCTCGATCACGACCTGCGCGGGTATGACCGGCTGTTCTGCGATGAGTTGGTGGTGACCGTGATCCGCCGCGCGAAGACGGGCCGGGAGACGTGCATCCTGTCGGAGTTTGTCATGGCGCACAGCCTGACGCCCGACAACAGCGCCCGCATGCGACGGCCCGTTAGCAAGATCCCGATCTCCGCGTAGAACATCTACGGCTAACAGATCACCCTTGCAACGAGTAACCTGAACGCATAGGATAAGGATATGGAAACGAAACTGACACCCCCACACAGGATCGCGATGCCCATTGATACCTGCCCGCGTTGTTGGGGCCGAGGCTACCAACCCGAACAGCGGAAGCCGAGTACGCGCAACCCGCACGCGCTCGGGTTCTACGCCCGCACCTGTCCGCGTTGTCAGGGGAGCGGCAGCGTCCCCGCGAAACCGACACAGACGAAGTAACCGACTCACACAAGGAGCTAGACGCCAATGGCCGAACCGAACCAGATCAACCTTGCCGATATGACCGAGCTCTACGCGATCCCCGGCGAAAACCACATCATCGACAGCATCAGACCAGACGGCTTGACGTGGGTCAACGGCCATACGCAGGCCGAAGTTCTAGCCGAACATCCCGACGCCCAGCGGTATACGTGGGACGACTGGACCGCCGCACAGGCCGCGCGCCAACAGACGCCGATCGAATGGCTTCCCGCGACCGCTGAGCAGTACGGCGAGATGCTCGATGTGCTGCCGCCGCTCGCGTTCAACGGCTGGAGCTTTCTTGTCGGTGAACCGTGCGACGGCTGCATGGCCACGGGACGCCCGCGCTACGAAGGATACCGGCGCATCGAGCCGAACGGCTCGCGGTCTGCCGGGTATCAGGTCACGTCGCGCCCGGTGACCGTGGCCGAGTTCCGGATCGCGCGGGAGGCCAAGTGATGCGCTACACCGCCGAGTTCTACGGACGCCGCAAGGGGGCCATCGGGGAGCGGTATCTGATCTGGACGACGGTCGAAGGTGACACGCCCGACGCCGCGCGACTCGCGCTCTATGCCGACTACGAACACATCAGCGGCCTGCGCCTTGTGCCCTCGCCCGCCATACCGGACGGTGAGCGGTGATGTGTGGGTTCCTGATCGTGATGATCACGCTGATCCTCGCCCTCTCCTTCGGCCCGTGGGCCGTCCTGGGCTGGCTGGGGATCGGCTTCGTGATGTTGCTGATCTTGGGGAGTTTCGAGTAATGACGACGACCACGAGCCGGTGCCGCCGCTGCGGCATGTGGATCAGCGGCACGCCCGAGGCCGGGAACACGGGCGGCTATTGCCGCAACGTCGCCGCCTGCGGGCGCCGCCTGCGCCGCCGGTCCTCGCAGAGCTTTGTCCGCGCCTGCGTCTCGATGGACATCAAGGGGCGGTGCTTCCTGGGCGACGTGACCGGGGAGGTCACCACGCCGCACGGCGCGCGGTTCCTGCTGGTGCGGCATTTCAACGGCGAGCCGTGGCCCGTGGCGCCGCGCCTGGAGGCCGTGGAGGTCTTGGAGCGATGAGGGCGCGGGTATTGGCTGGGAAGACGATTAAGCGGGTCATTCAGAAACGGTGGTCACGCGGTGATGGATCGCGCGACGACGTGGTGGTGTACCCGGTCGAGTGGGTACTCGACGCCATCGAGTTTACGGATGGGACCGTACTCCGTTTCCTTGTTCGTGAAGGCGATGTTGAGCACGCCATCGAGTTGATCTATCCGGCGCGCGAGGTCTGATGACAAAAGGAGAACCGACGCAATGACCAAACCTGAGAAGAACATTCACGCCGTCGCCTTGGGACGCCTGGGCGGCGCGACCAAGAGCCCGAAACGCGCCGCCGCGAGCCGTCGCAACGGACGCCTGGGGGGACGGCCGCGCCTCGACGGCCAGATCCCGCAGCCGCGCGAGGCGAATCCTGCGCCGATCGTGCGCCAGCCGAAACCGACGCCGCAGCCGAAGCGCCGGGGCCGGGGCCGCGCGCCGAGTTGGGAGTTCTAGAAGTGCTTCTCGCCATTGATCCAGGGACCACTCACAGCGCGCTTGTGCTGTATGACCCGGCTGTTGGGCTCTGTTCGCACCATCGCGCCGGGAATGATTGGATCCTGGCCTATCTGCACTGCTACGACGCCGCGCCGACCGACGTACTCGTCATCGAGCGCGTGGCCTCGTATGGCATGCCCGTAGGCGAAGAAATCTTTGAAACCGTGCGGTACGCGGGACGGTTTGAGCAGGAATGGACCCGCCGAGGCTTCCCCTGCCATCGCATCACGCGCGCGACCGTGAAGTTGGCCCTATGTGGGCAACCCCGTGCGAACGACGCCAGTATCAGACAGTCCCTCATCGACCGCTTCGGTGGTTCGTCAGCCATCAAGAAAGGCGGTCCGCTCTACAAGGTGTCGGGTGATGCGTGGAGCGCCTTGGCGTGCGCGTGCGTCTGGAGTGATCGCAATAGCACGTAGCGGCGCTCCGTAGAACACCGTGGACGATCTGCGGGAATTACGGATCGCGTAGCGTGAGCAAGCGGGAATACCCCAACATTTTGCGTCGTACTAGACCGCGTTGATCTGTCGTATCGTTCCTGACTGCTGGGCGCTTCGGCCGAAGTCGCCTCGCGCGCAACCTGCGTCCTAGTCGTGGGTTGGCCCAGCAGTTTTCCCCTACTTAGGAGGGGCCACGCGTGACCCGTACAGCCCGACACCTGATTGAGTTTGCGCTCTGGCGCCTCCCTGAGCGTCACGCGCTGAGGCTCGCTCGTTTCGTCCTGACCGTGTGGCCGGGGTACCGCCAATGACCGTGACGTTTGACGACGTACTAGCACGCTTCGGACAGGGCACATGGCACGGCCACAACTTCAGAACGCTCTGTCCCGTCCACGGTGATACCGATCCCAGTCTCGACATCGCGGAAGGCGACAGCGGCACGCCGCTGTTCCAGTGCCGCTCGCACCACTGCCAGACCGGCGACATCCTCTCAGCGGTCGGCCTGACGTGGGGCGACGTGCTCCCGCAGTCCACGAACGGCCACAAGCCAGAAACCTGGGACCATATTTATGAGTACCGCGATCGAGACGGCACGCTGCGGTACCGGGTGTATCGCCGCGATGCGACCGCGACTCAGGGGAAGGTGATTCGCCAGCGCGCCGCCGATGGGACGTGGAGCCTGAAAGGCATCGCGCCCCTCCCCTACCGCCTCCCCGAGTTGGCCGCGATCGGCGGGCCGAGTGTGCTGGTGGTCGAAGGCGAAAAGACCGTAGACGCGCTGATGAAGGCGGGCTTTACCGCGACCACGAACAGTGGCGGGGCCGGGAAGTGGCGCGACAGTGATACCCAAGCTCTGAAGGACGCGGGCTTTACCTCGTTCGTGATCCTGCCCGACCACGACGCGCCGGGGACCGCGCACGCGGTGACGGTTGAGGTCAGCGCCGCCAAGCACAGCATCGTGACACGTCGGGTCATTCTGCCCGGCCTGCCGGATGCCGGGGACGCCGCCGACTGGCTGAAGACCCACACCCCCGAAGACCTAGAAGCCGCGCTCAAGCCGCCGCCACCCGCGCTCCTCCTCAACCTCGATGATGCCAATGTCGTCGCCGCCGAAGGTCAGAAAATCGAGCAGGACGGCATCGACTATGTCGTGGACGGGATCGTGCCTGATTACGGCATGCTGGGGTTCCTCGTCGCCAGCGCGAAGGTCGGCAAGAGCAGCCTGGGGCTGTTCCTGGCGGAATGCGTGGCGACTGGCGGGGAGTTCCTGGGCCGCGAGGTCACGCGGGCGCGCAAGGTACTCGTGATTGCCGCTGAGGATCCCCCGGAGTATGTGGCCTACCTCGCGCGGCATCTCGACGTGCCGCCCGGTCAAATCACATTCAGCCGCGCCCCGATCCAGTTGAACGCCGAAGGGTTGGCCTTGATCGTGGCGACGGTCAAGCATGGCGGCTATGGGTTGGTGATCATTGCCTCGTGGCAGGCCGTGATCAGTACGCTCGTGAAGGATGAAAACGACAACGCGGGATCCGTGGCGGTGGTCGAGAACGTAAAGCTGGCGACCCGCGAGACGAAGATCCCGTGGCTCGTGGACGCGCACGCCGGGAAAAGCGAAGACCAAACCGACGACGCCGATCCCACGAAGGCGCTGCGGGGCGCCTCCGCTGCGGCCGGGGCCGCTGACTTCATGCTGTCGCTGCGCTACGCGGGGCGCGACACGTTTGCCACCCGGCGCCGGTTGTCAGGCAAAGGCCGGTTCGTCCAACTGTCGCCCATGACGATCGACTACGACTTGGAGACAGGCCGCTACGTTGTGGAGGAGGAGAGTAAATCCGCGCACGTCGAAACGACCTGGGCGCTGATTGTCGAAACCGGCGCGCTGACCGACGAGTGGGCCGGGGTTGCCGCGATTGCCTGCCGCGCCGGGCTCGCCACGTCCGCGAACAAGGCCACGGGATCCGCCAAGCGCGCCGTCAGCAAGGCGCTCCACGGGCGCCCCGGCGTGGACCGAGTGGAAGAAAGCATCGTCGGTCGCACGAGTTGGAAGTTTCGCCGGTCCCAGTAAATGGCGCGTCCCGCCTGGGTGCCGTGCGATGGCTGCGAAAACTACTTCTGCACCATTCACGGGATGCACGCGCACGATTGCCCGTGCCCGCCAGTCGAGGACTGGCCCGCGCCGGGGCCGTACGTCGCTACCCGCGCGCCGGTTGACCCATCGCCCAGAGTCGCCCTGCGACAACATCGAGCGCGCGGCCGTCGCGGATCTGCGCCTCGCTGACCCGCTGGACCAGCCATCCCTTAGCGATCGCTACGGCACAGTCGGCACACGCTTTTCGTTCGCAGCGATGCACGAACAGCCGCGCCTGGGCGAACACCCAGCCGCCCCGGTAGACTGTCGGCGTTTCCAATCCACACGCCACACACTGCCCCAGAAACGGCCACGGGTGCCGGTTCGCGGGGGTCGGCGGACGGGCTTGGCTTTGACGAGGGAGGGGATAGGACATGGAATCCAGATTCGCGGTGATCGCGTTCTTCAATCCGGGCGAACGGCCCGGGGTGGGGCTGATCTTGGTACCGGATCAGTCGCTGCCGCCGACGGCGCAGCCGAAGTAAGCGCGCCCGACTGGCTGTCCCTGATCCGTTCGTCGTAGGAACGCGGATCAGGGACAGCCGGGGGCCGCACCTGTCCGTCCGAATCGCGCCGCGTGATCGCTGCCGCGCACGTCACGCACAGTCGCGCCTCGCCCGCGTAGGCGCCGCACGTCGCGCAGCGATGCCGCTCGCAGACCCAGGCCGCTTCCGGGTCACAGCCGCACGGCTGGCCGCTCATGCCTGAGCCTCCTGGCGCTCACGACGATCTGCCTCACACATATTGCACCAACGAACGTGCGCGCGCAGCGGGCTCGTCGGGCCATGCAGCACAGCATAGGTATGGCCACAGGACAATTCAATCGCCCACCACCCATACCCTTTCGAGAGAAAGAGTGGATGCGCGGCAACCACGTCCTGCTTGTCCTGCTTCATTACCGGACCCGTACCACGATCCGGCGCAGACCGATCTTCGCCAGCATCTTGTCGGTCACGTCGCGCCGCCGGTTCAGGACATCGCTCAGATAGGCCGGTCGGTAGCCGAGCCGTTTGGCGAGCTTCTGCTGCGATCCGGCTTGCTTCGCCAGTTCGCGGAGGACAGCGAGGGGATCTTCCGTGTCGTGCGTCATACGGGGAGCCTACGCCACTCACCCTAAATACGTCAATACCCGGATCCGCTTGACAGGGTAGATCCCCTTATGCGAGGATGCCCGGTATGCCGCATTCGGTCAGGCGCGTCACGACGGGCGCCAAGCGTTCGCTGGCCCTCCAGGTCGGCCGCACGGAAGCCACGATGGAACTGGTTGTCTACGCCGCGAACGGCAAGGTGCGCGAAGTCCTCGTCCTGAATGAGCAGGACTGCACCGAACTGGCCGGGGCGTCCTCGACGGGCGCCGCCCTTATCCACCTGTATCTCGTCCACGAAACGCTGTCCGCCGAACAGGAGCCGAAACATTAGCCATGAGTACTGTCCTGCTCATTGATTTTCCCAGCATCGCGTACCCCCTCTGGCACGTCACGGCGAGTGATCCGAACCCCAACGCCACGTCGATCCAGACGCTCGACCGGATCCATGCGCTGTCGCACGGTCAGCCGACCGTGGCGATCGCCGTGGACAGTAAGAAGTCCATCCGCCGCGAGATGGACCCGACCTATAAGGCGCAGCGCAAGGGCGAGGACCGGGCCACGCTCTACCACCAGATGGACGTGGCGATCGAGACGCTGAAGAAGGAGGGCTATCCGGTCTGGAGCGTGGAGGGCTATGAGGCAGACGACGTGATCGCGACCGCGACCGCCGAGGCGCTGAAGATTCCAGACACAGACGTGCAGATTGTCAGCGCCGACAAGGATCTGCTCGCCCTGGTCAACGATCGCGTCACGATCAAGAGCCTCAAGGACGGGAGCATCATCGACGCCGCGATAGTGAAGGCCAAGTTCGGCGTCGAGCCGCATCAGATCCACGACTACTTGTGTCTTGTCGGAGACGCCTCAGACAATATTCGTGGGGCTGACAAGATCGGGCCGGTGACGGCGACGAAGCTCCTGGGCGCCTACGGCAGCTTGGAGGGCATCTACGCGGCCTGGAACGCCAACCCCGACACGTTCACCCCGGCCATTCAAGCCTCGCTCGACACCTTCCAGTCGCGCGTCGATGACGTGCGGAATTTGGTGCGGCTGCGGTCGGATCTAGCCATTCCGTTTGAGGAGATTGCGACCGAGCGGCCGACGCCGTCGTTTGATACCGACCCCGCGATCGAGGACGAAGCCGATCCGTTCGGCCACGATACGCCAACCGGCCTGCCGCGCCAGCCTGCGGCGCCGCCGACGACGACGCAGGCCCCGGAGCCGGTGCAGGCCAGCCCTGCGACGACAACCGGCCCCGTGGCCGTGCCTGCGCCGAAGCGGCGGGCGCCCCGGCAGGCGTCCCCCCAAGCCCCGATCGAGGCTGTCGCGGAGCCGACACCGGAACCCGTGGCGCCCCCGGCGCCTGTCGTGGAGCCGACGCCCGTACCTGACGAGATGGAGGAATCCGTGACAGGGACCGCTCTGGCGGTGATCGACGTGGCCTATGAGCGGCAGTTGGAACCGCGCTCGATCGATGACGCCATCAAGATCGCGAAATATGCGTTCGCCTCAAAGTTGTTCGGCGCCTACGGGACGCCCCAAGGCGTCCTGATGATGATCTTGGCGGGCCGCGAAATGGGCATCGCCACGATGCATAGCCTCCGCGCGTTCGATGTGATCGACGGTAAGCCCGCGTTGAAAGCCGACGCGATCCGCGCGATCGTGCTCCAGAGCGGCAAGGCGGAATACTTCCGCAACACGGAGCGCACAGCGGAACGGGCGACCTTCGTCGGGAAGCGCAAGGGGGATCCGGAAATCGCCCTGAGCTACACGATTGACGAGGCCCGGCAGGCGGGTCTGCTGAAGCCGGGGAGTGGGTGGACGAAGAATCCGGCCGACATGTTGGTCGCCCGCGCGAGCGGCAAGCTGGCCCGGCTGATCTGGCCTGACGTGATTCACGGAATTTACGCCCGTGAAGAACTCGAATAGCGTATAGTTGCTATGTGTTTACGCCCGACATCGGTAGTCGATTCGGACGGCTCGTGGTGACTTCGATGGTGACCGGCACGCGCCCGTTACTGGTGCGCGTGCGGTGTGACTGCGGCCGAACGTCTCGGACGAGGGCGATCTATCTCAAGAACGGACATACCCGATCGTGTGGCTGTCTTCAGCGAGAGGTGCGTCATGCGCCGCGTCCGCGCGTCGTGGTCGCGGCCGGTGAACGGTTCGGACGCCTCACCGTCGTATCGGTCGTACAGACCCACAAGCGATCGTCGCTACTAATGCACTGCGACTGCGGGCGTCAGATCACGATGAACGCGAGTAATGTTCGGCGCGGGCTCTCTACGTCCTGTGGATGCTGGAAACGAGAGTTCGCCTCGCTGGCCGCGACCGATCACGGGTGGTCACACACGCCAGCGCATCGGGCGTGGCTGAGCGCGAAGGGGCGCTGCTACAACCCCGCGAATCCGGCGTACGACCGCTATGGCGGGCGCGGGATTGTGATGTGCGACCGCTGGCGCGACTCGTTTGACCACTTCCTGGCGGATATGGGCGATCGGCCATCTCCGCAGCACTCGCTCGACCGGCGCGATAACGATGGCCCGTACGCGCCAGACAACTGCCGGTGGGCCACGGCGAAAGAACAAGCGAACAACAGGCGCGTGGCTCGACCACGCCGCAAGGAGTAAACAATGGCCGCAACAGGTGAGGACGCTCTGCGCGTCTTGAAGTCGATCGACGCGAAGCTGGAGATTATCGCGGGGCTCCTGGCGAGCGGCCCGCCGCGCAAAGCCGACGCGCACGCCCCGCGCATTGCGTCGGACGAAGAACTCGATAGCCCCTACGGTGACCCCGACATCAAGGCCAAGTCCCCGCGCGACTGGACCGGGCCATCCATGACCGGCAAGAAGTACTCCGAATGCCCCGCCGAGTATCTCGACCTCGTCGCGGAACGGCTCGACTACTTCGCGGAGACGAACGCGGCAGACATGGATCCCGAGATGAAGAAGAAGGCGCGCTGGAACCGGATGGATGCATCGAGGGCTAGAGGCTGGGCCGCACGCATCCGGGCGGGCTACACGCCGCCGCCGCGTCAGGAGATGGCTGAGGCAAGCCCGTTCGGGGACGACTCTGAGATACCGTTCTAGCGATGCGCGGATCGGCATGGCGGCGGCGCCGCGAGGCGGCACAGGAGGCCCGGCGCCATGCCGCGATTCAGGAGTTGTTCGCCCTGCACTTGGAGAGCGGCGCGGTCGGCCCGGACGGGACGCCCTACCATACGGCCTGCGCGCCGCCGGGGGCGCGGGAGGGCTTCGCCTGGGGGCCGGACGACGCGACGGTGTGCAAGACGTGTGGCGGGCCGTTGGGCCAGCCGCCGGTCGCAGAGGTGCGGACATGAAGGATCTACGGCTGGAACTGCGGGCGCGCAATAACGTGTTGTGGCACGCGATCTTCGACCGGTATCCGTCCGTTGATGCGTTCTGCCGGTCGAACGGCTTACCCTACAGCGCGTGCGCGGTGGGGCGACTACTAAATCTGCGACGGTCGCCGTTCAAGTTGAACCGCCCAGGCGGCACCACGGTTCCGACACGGCTCGCGCAACGACTCGCGGATCTGTGTCAGACCACGGTGGAGGATCTGTTTCCGGTGGCGCTCTATCGGGCCGTTGTCTCGCCGCGAGTGACCTTGGAACTCGACGCGAGCGCGTTTGTCTCTCTGGCAGCGGTGCGGACGTTGGCGATTGCGCCGAACCAAGAAGATGATCTCGTGCAAGAGGAAGTTGCACAGGTTGTCGCTCAGGTGCTCCACGTCCTAACCCCACGACAAGAGCGCGTCCTTACTCGCCGCTTCGGTCTTGGTGGAAGCGAGCCGATGACTTTGGAAGCAGTCGGAGAGCTAGAGGGTGTGACGAAGGAGCAGATCCGGCAGATTGAGGCGAAGGCACTGTCTCGGCTACGTCATCCGGCCCGCGCGAAAGGCTTGCGCGGCCTTGTGTCGGGTGTAGGGATTGAACCATGACGCGCCCGTCGCTCTTGGACACCGTGGCCGAGATGCGCGAGCGGGCGACCGTGTTAGAACAGGCGTCGTTTCTCGAAACGGATCGGCCACGGGCGCTGACGCACCAACGGATCGCGGCCGACATCCGGCAGTGGGCCGACGCTATCGACTATCAAACGACCGCGATTGCGCGCCACATGGAGGCGCTGTTTGGAGTCCCGAAACCATGAGAGACATCGAGCCGGATCTGTCCTGGCGCACCCGGATGCGTACCGTGATCAACCAGCCGCCGCCCCGGCCCGTCTCGTCGCTCCGTACCGCCGTGCTCGACGTGGTGGTCTTCGTGATCTGTGTGGCTGGGGCCGTCGTCGTCCTCACCGCGCTGGCGGGCGGGTTCTGACGTGGCGGTCCCGATGACGCAGCCGATCCCCGAGCAGCACAAGGCGCTGTGCGCCTTCTGCGGCGCCGCCCTGGACGTGCGCGACAAGGGCGTCTACCAGTGGACGAGTGGCTGGGTGATGACCCGCACGGGCGGCGGGGGCCACGGCATCTCCCTGCCGGAACGCGCGTTCAAGTGGGCGTGCCGCCTCTGTATCGAGCGCGCGGCCAAGGGCCTGATCGCGCAGCCGTCCTTGTTCTCCTGACGAGCGTTGATCATGTCATCTCCCGTAGACCGACCAGACACCAGCCGCGAGGCGAAGCGACTGGCGCCGTACTCGACGGTGGACATCGTTGACCAATTCGAGCGCCATGTCCGCAAGCCTGAACTCGATGCCGACTTTCTCTGGGTGCCTGAGCACGAACGGGCCGCACTGCTGTCTCAGATTGCCGCCCTCCAGGGGGAGGTGGCGACGCTGAAGGCCGAGGCCGCAGACCCATGCTACTGCTGCAGAGGCGACAGGCGTCAGCCTGAAGGTGGGCACCCCGCTTATTGCGCCTCCGGCTGTCGATGCTATGGGCATTGCGCGGATCCTGAATGCTGTGATCCTGAGGATTCCATCGCCTCCCCGTCCGCCCCGCACGGAGCACAGGGATAAAAGGAAAGTCATATGGACACACGGAACGGACAAATCTACGACTCGTACGAAGCCGCGAAGGCGGCTGGCGTGCCTGACGAGTTTTTGATTACGGGCTCGCGCAAGGCACTCGACAACCTGAAGCCGCGCATTCGTTTCACAAAAGGCTCGTTCAAAAATGCCAAGCCCACGCCGACAGACAGCGACGCAGCGTCGCGCTGAGTTCGACCGTATCCACGGCGACGTCTTGAAGAGTCGCACGGTGCGCGACCTCTGGCTGACGTATGGCCGGAATCGGTTCACGGGCGAGCACTTCGACGCGGACGAGGACATCAGCGCGACGGTCAAACACGCCTTCTATAGCGGAGCAGCAGCGATGCTGGAGTTGATGACGCGCGTGGCTCCTGACGAGATCAGCGAGGACCAGGGCGTCGAGATGCTGAACCGGCTACAGGAAGAACTGCACGCCTACGCCGATCGGACGAACTGAAGGAGTCATGAGTACACCCCCACGCCCAGATCCCCCGGAGAGCCGCCTCGCGGCGCTGATCGCGACATGGCGAAAAGAAGCAGACATCTGGCAGCGCGGTGTCGGAGAGGACGCATGGCAGGTTGTCACCTACCGTCGCTGCGCTGACGAACTAGAGGCCGCCCTCTCCGCCTCTCCCACCCAGGCCCTGGCGTCGGCGGGGGAACCGGACAAGATCAGCATGACGGGGTCCGCTGAACCGGCAGGGGATGCGGCAGTTGCAACTGGGTCTGCATTAACAGACGCCCCGACCACTCGCACGCCATGAACAGCGCCGTCGTCTTCTCCAAAGCCAGTGACCTGTGGCGCACACCGCCCGATCTGTTCGCGGCGTTGGATGCCGAGTTTGACTTCGGCCTGGACGCGGCGGCGTTGCCCGATGGGTCTGACTCGTTGTGTCTGCGGTGGCTGTTCGATGCGTTGCGCGCGGATTGGGCGCCGCTCGCCTGGGGGCGCGCGATTTGGGTGAACCCGCCGTACGGGAAGTGTCGTCAGTTCATCGCTCATGCGACTGCGGCTGCTTCGCGTGGCGCGACCGTGGTCGCCCTGGTCCCGGCGCGTACCGATACCCGCTGGTGGTTCACCCACGTCTGGGACGGCACCTTGCACCGGCCGCGCCCCGGCGTCGAAGTGCGGTTCCTGAAAGGCCGCTTGAAATTCAGCGGGAGCGCGAACAGCGCCCCGTTCCCGTCCGTTGTTTTAGTCTTCCGTCCCCCATCACAGGAGTAGCCCGATGCCGATCAACTTCGACAACCCCGACGAAACCACGCACAACGGCCAGCCTATCCCTATCAATACCCAGGCCAAATACGACGCCGGGCTGGCGGTGATGAACAAGCTCTATGACTTCTACGAAGTGGAGTGGAGCGAGACGGCGGAAGCCGCCTACGAGCAGCGCGTCCGCAACGGCCAGACGCTCCTCCAGATCATCGCCAACACGATCGGGGAGTACAACGAGCGCATGACCAACGTCCCCGGCGCGGCGCCCATCGAGTAGAACGGGAGGGGCGTCCTAGACGCCCAACCCCAACAACTGTTTGATCCACGTCGAGGCTTGCAGCGACGCCGCGATCCCCGGCAAATCGCCCACGTAAAAGCCTTTCATCGCGTCGATCTCGGGTTGCGTCAACCCGAGTTCGATGAGGTCGGCATCCGGCCACGACTCCAGTTGCACCTTGAGGTCCATGCCGTTCTGGACGGCATCCCGGATGGACGTGGCAATCGTGCCCGCTGTGTCTTTTAACTGGAGGTTGCTGAACTGCTTCCCGGCTTGGACGATCATCGCTACACCCCACTCACTGGATAGGAAAAGGAAAAATGAATCCCGGTGGTATTGGCGACCTGCGCGACATCTAACGGCGCCATGCCCGTGCCGCCCACCGCCGGGACGTAATAGAAATCCCCATAGGTCTGCCCGGGTTGCAACATCAACCCCAGTGACGACACTTGGACGTTGAGGTTGGAGAAGAAGCCGATACTCACCGCATGGTTCGCGCGCGTGCTGCACGGCCACGGGAGGCTCGCGAGTCGAAAGTAGCTATAGAGGGTGCCTTTATTCGAGAGCACACAGGCGCCCGACACGTAGGCCATGCCCCCGATTTTGACGGCGAGGCCGTTCTGCGCCGAGTAGACCTGTCCGGCGGCGCCCCCGGACCCGGAGAAAGTGGGATACCAGAACAGTTCCTGATAGTCGTCGAGCGCGTTCACATCCGCGCTGGAATTGGTGGTCCCCGCAGGGAACTTCACGATCGGCGTCAAGACCTTCGTGGAGTACACCTCCCCGGCTCGGCTCAGCGTGACGCGCCCGACCACTGTCGAGCCCGCGTCGTCCAAGGCTTCGATCTGGAGCGGGCCGTCGCCGTAATTCAGGAGGCGCCATCGCTTCAGTCCGGCCGGGGATCCGGTGGAGAGGAAGTTCAATAGCCCGTTGTTGCCCTGGATAACCGTGCCGTCCGCGAGAGTCTGCGCGACGAAGGCGTTATCCACGGTCTTCAGGGCCACGTTACCTGTCGCGTTCCCGGCGGAGATCGCTCCCGAGGCGACAAGATTCCCGGCGCGGTCCAGTGTCGCCGCGAGGAAATGCCCGCTCTCGCCATCGTCCTGCGCGAAGAAGCGCAGTTGCTGTAACTGGCTCATCAGCCGCCAATTACTCGTATTGGGCGTCTGCGCGGTGTCGAGTAGGTAGAGACTCGGATTCGTGCTCTGGATGTGTTGCGGCTGCGAGAAGATGTTCGCGTCGCTCTTGCGCGCGACGTTGCCCCCGCCCCCGATAACAGTCAGGTTCCCGGCTGCGTCGATGTTCGCGACCAGCGCTCCGGTACTGTTGAAGATACTGAAGATGCCGGTCGGCCCCAGGCCGACATGCACCTGTCCAGCGGCGCCGTGTTCGTTCCCGAACAGATTGAGGACGGCACCCCGTTCCTGGCTTGGTCCGCCGCCACCATAGATACCAAGGTAGCTGTTGTCGGCACCGTCTGCCGTGGTCTGGGTGATGGTATTACTGGCCTGTTGTAATGGGGGGACGAGTCCCCCCGGCGGCGGCGCGACAAACGTCCCGTCTGCACGGAGGAAGGTCGCCGTGCCACCGGGATACCCGGCCAGCGTGGTGACCGCGACGGGGTCGCTGCCCCCGTTGGCGTGCGTCGCCGCGTGCGGCCCGATGATGCCGGGAATGCCCTGCGGTCCCTGCGGTCCTGTCGCGCCGGGAGGCCCTGAGGGGCCGTCTGGCCCTTCGGGGCCGATCGGTCCCGGCGGTCCCTGCGGCCCGATCGTGCCCTCGCCCTCGGGGCCTGGGATCCCTTGTGGTCCCTGCGGCCCGGTGGCACCCGTCGCGCCGTCGAGGCCATCCGTGCCGTCCACGCCGGGATCACCCGGTGGGCCGGTCGCGCCGGGAATCCCCTGGATCCCTTGCGGCCCTTGTGCGCCCGTCGCGCCCTGCGGTCCCGTGTCGCCCGTGTCGCCTTTCGGCCCCACCGGGCCGGTCATGCCGGGTGGGCCTTGCACCGGGCCGACATCCACCCAAATGCCGTTCACGTCGTCCCAGATCCACAAGTGTCCGTCGTCGGCCGAGATGTAGGCGTCGCCCGGTTCACCGGTCCCCGGCAGCTGGCCCGAGTCAGGCACGCTGCCCGACACATTGACCTTGCCGCCGTGGCCCATCACGTTGTCTTGCGTCTTGAGAATCGCGCCCGTCAAATTCGCCGTGGCGAGTTTCGGCTCGTGCAGGACGAACTTGTAGGCGACCTCGGGGATCAGGAACAGCCCGCCCGGAATGCGACCCGCCGCGTCGAGCGTGATCGGCCACGGGTGCGGCACGCTCGCCAGACTGTCGGCGTAGACGGTGACGGGCGTGGTGGTGCCCGCCTCGTAGAGCGCGAGTTGGCCGTTCGGGACCGGGTGCCCCGCGTCGTCCAGCAGCACGAGCCACGGTTGCGGCGAGATGACGAGTGGCATGGATTAAACCAACGGGATCGCGATTTGACCCACCAGGGTCAGGTGATTCACGCCAGCGGGCCACGGGGCCGTGGGCAACGGAATGAACCCGATCTGTAAAGGATTGGACGCCTGCACGGACCCTGCCTGCAAGGGGCCTCCGTTCAGCGCCCACACCAGATTAGTGGACGCCACATACCCCGCCTGCCAGCCAAACGGCATCTGTCGCAAGAGCGCCCCTGTCTCGATACTGAGCGACGTGTTCTGGTAGAAGAACTGATACGACATCAACCGCCCCTCGATGTAGAACCCCTCCGCATATAGGTCGTTCTGCTCGACGGTCCAAATCGCACTGTCGCGGGTCACGTAGTTGGCGGGATCGAACGGGGTGCCAATAAGGCCCCCCATCGAGTAGTCCTGCATCCCCCAGATGCCGCTCGACAGGTAGATGTAGCTCGCGGTCCCTAGCGAGTTCGTGATCGGCACCGGGCCGCTCTGTACGCGGTTGAGCAGTTGTCCACCGGGCGCCGCCGCGCTGTCGCCGTAGTGCAGCCACACGACGCCACCCGACGGGGACAGGTTGCGAATCGAGATCGACTGCCCCGGCACGCCGCCGACCATGCCGCGAATGTGGATGTCCCCCGCCCCGGTGTACTCGATGATGTTCACACCCGACACGTTCAGGTTCGTGTAGTCGCCGCCCGTCACGATCGACAGCGACGCGCCGCCGGAACGCGGGACGGCTTCGACGGGGTCTTGGCTCTTGAGAATGCCGCCGTCGAGCGGCTCCTCGATCTGCGGGGCGTGCAGCACGAACTTGTAGCTCAGGCCCGGTTGCAGGTAGAGCCCGCCGGGCACGCGACCGGTCGCGTCGAGCGTGATCGGGAACGGATGCGCGGTCCCGTTCGCGGAGGTGTAGACCGTCGCGGGGGTCGAAGTGCCCGAGACATAGATCGCGAGTTGCCCGTTCGGGAGATAGACCCCGGCATCGTCCAAGAAGATGAGCCAGGGCTGGGGACTTAATGTGTAGAGACTCATCAGTCCTTCTTCATATCCTTGTTGACGCGGCGGCGGGCCTGTTCGGGCATAAGCCCTGCGGCCCGCAGTTTGTTGAACTGCTCCCACTGCGCCGGTCCCCACTTCGCCTTGTCGGCGGGGTAGGGTGACGGTGCAGGTTCGACGGGCGCCGCGAACAGATCGCTCGTCTTCCCTTGTGGCCGCTCGCTCACGCCGCCGCTCAGACTGAACGGCGCCTCCATCGTCGGCGTCGGCACGTCCACGTCGCGCACGGCGCCCGCCTCGGGCAGACGCGGCTGCACTTCGCCCGTGCCAAGCACGTCCGCGACCGTGCGCACCCGGTTCCCCGGCGTCAACGGCGGGCGCAGTTCACCCGCCAGATAACCGTCTGCGGCGGCGAGTGCGGCCGTGTGCAGTTTGTTCGACGGCGTGGCGCCGCTCAACAGCTGTTCGATTGCCTGTCGCATCTCGCCGTTGCTGCCGTGCCGCCCCGAGAAGACACGGATGTCGTCGGACACATGCGTGCCAGCCGCGCCTCGGACGTACTTCTCCCGGTCGTAGCCGTAGCGCCACTGTTCGGATCCCTCCACCAGCGTGCCCGGCGTCGGGGGGAAGTTCTCGAAATCGGCCACCATGCGTTCCAACATCGCCCGGCGCGCGTCGGTCAGCAGCGGCGCGGGCGTCGCACCGGGCTCCGTCGAGCGGATGGCCCGGTAGCCGCCGTTCTTGACGGGGGCGTGCGGGTCAATCTCGTGGCCGACGATGACGCCTTCATCGCTTACCGGCGCGGACGCTTTTTTTTTACCCCGCGACGGCGTCGCAGGGGCCTCCATCTCGGCCGCTGTGGTGGGCAGTGGCGCGGCGGCGCGTTCCGCCCGCGCCTGCGCGATGTCCGCGAGCACGGCCTCGGGCGGCGGCGGGTCATCGAACGTCTTGGCGAGGTCGAAGTACTCCCGCTCCTTCGGCGTGAGATCCGCCTCCGTCAGACGGCCGGGCTCGCGCACCGCGACGCTGGCAGGCGGCATCGGCTCCGCTGGCGGTCTAGCTGGCGCAGGCCCTGGTGCCCAGGCCGTCCCGGTCCGCACCCCTGCCGCGTTCGGCGCCTGGGGCGGCGGCGCCGGAACCGGTGCAGGCGTGGGTGACGGCGTGGGGCGCCCGACGAACCGTACAGCGGTGTCGGCGTCGTAGTGCCCGGTGCGGACCAAGGCCAGCGCCGCCTCCCCTTGCTGCGGCGTCAACGCGATCTTGAGCTTCGCCGCCGAAGCGAGGATGGCCTGCTGTGCGACCTCGACGGGCGGAACCGGGACCGTTGGCGCCGGGAACGGCGTCCCTGTGCGGACGGGCGCCCCGACGGCGGAACCGGTTGGTCCGGTCGGTGGCTGCACCACCGCGCCGCTGCCTGAGCGCACGACGGGCGGCGCAGGCTGGACCGGCACGCTTTGGCCCTGCACCATCGGGCCAGTCGGCGGCGTGACCACAGACCCCGTGCTCGACCGCACCAGGGGCGGCGCAGGCTGCGTCGGGACCATCTGGCCCATCGGGATCGGCCCCGTGGGCGGCGTGACGACGGCGCCCGTGCTGGACCGGACGAGCGGCAGCGGCGGCAGGGGCGCGGCGGCGTTCCAGTTCACGGTGCCCGGTGCGGCCTGCTGGAGCGGTCCTGGCGGCGCCTGGGGCGTCACGGGGCCGTGGGAGGCCATCGGCGGAATCTGCCCGCCCTGCGCCCCTGGCGCCCCTGCCTGGGCGAAGGGCGTCGGCGTGGTGGTGGTGGCGCCCGTGGTCGGGAGCGGGCCGCGTGGCTGGATGCCCGTGGGGACGGTCGGCAGGACGAACGGCGCCTCGGCGCCCGACGCCGCCCGCAGGCGCATGGCCGCTGCGAACGCCTGATCCCGCGTCAGGTTCGCGGGGAGCGCCTTGTTCGCCAGCCACCGGCCCCCAATCGACGCCAGCGGCGAGCCGGTGGTCGCCGTGGCCGCTTTCCCGGCGGTCCAGCCCAGCGCCTGCCGCAGCCAGTTCGGCGCCCCGGTGTCCGCCATCTCCTTCCCGCCCGTGCGCGCGAAGTGTTCGGCCGCGTCGCGGAGTTGGAGCACCTTGCCCTCGGTCTTCCGCAAGTCCGCGACCCCGGTCACGCCGCGCGCTTCCAGTTGGTCGTAGACACCTACCTTGAGCGCATCGAGCGCCGCCTCCCGCGCCGCATAGCCAGGGTCGTTCATGCGGGCGTTGTAGCGGTTGTAACTGTTCGCCTTGAGCGTGGCGTCGTTCGCGCTGTTGAGCGTGCGCCGCAGACTGTCCGCTTGCTTGAGCGTCAGCGGCCCGCGCAGTTGCGGGAACTGCTCATCGAGGACAGCCATCCCCTTCTTGACGAAGTCGGCCCGATCAGATCCTTTGAGCGCCGTGACCGCCGCCTGCCACGGATTCGTCGGGATGGTATCGGCGGGAAACTTGGAAATCGCCTCCGAGATAGAGGCTTCGATCCCGTCGCGCGTGACGTTCAGTCCTTCTTCAAACCCCTCCAGCGACGTGGGGAGTGTGCCCTTGTTGAAGTGCTGATACGCGGAGAGGCCCTCGTTCCAATCCGCCTCGGTATGCGGACGGCTCGCCGTGGACGGGAACGCCTTCTCGCGCAGCGCCCGCGCCGCCGCGATCTGTTCGGTGGTCTGCCGTTGTGCCGCCCACTCGGTTAGCGAGTTGACGCCCTTGTTGACCTTGCTTCCGACCGGCACGCCCCCGATCGTGACAGCGGCATCCGCGATCAGGCCCGCTTGGTCGTCGGTAAAGCCCGCCTCCTTGCTCAACGCCTCAATCACCGGATGGCTGACCGCCAGCGGGGCGCCGGTTCCGATCATCTTCGCGAGCGTGGCCAGCGGTGCGGCCCGCAGCGCCGTCCCGATCGCCGGGGCTGATGCCACGAGCGCCCCGGTGCCGATGCCCTGCACCATCTCCCGCCCACCCTTGGCGTAGTTGCCCTCGCGGATCTGGTTAAGCCCGTGCTTCGCCTTGAAGTCGGTGGCCTGAATCAAGGAATCGACCGTGTCCAGCAAGCCCTTGACGGTGCTGTGCGTGCCGCCCGCGTCGTAGACCGCGTGCGGAATGCCCAGCGCGCGACGATACTTCTCCGACAGCGAGTAGTTCGGATCCCACTCGCCCTTGACCATGTCGGGCTTAGGTCCGGGCGGCGGGGTCTGGGGCGGCGGCGCGATGGTGGGTTGGCGCGGCTCCACCCACTCGCCGCCGATCGGCGGCAGCGCCCCGACGTATTCTTCCCCTATGGCAGGCAGTTTGGACTGGGGTGGCATCTATCTCGTCCGAATCCACTTCCCGTTGCGGTAGGTCAACTCCGTGCCGGGATAGCCGGGAATCGGCCGCGTCGCGCCTTCCTTTGGGCCACTGGTGACAGCCCCCTGCCGTTCGCCACCCGCATCCAGCGCGCGGCCCGCGCCAATGCGGAGCCCGTCCAGCACCGTCTTGCGTCCTCGGACCCGGTCCTCGTTGACCTTCGCCGTTTCGCCATACTGCTTGGCGTAGGTGCGCCGGTCGCGGGCATACTCGGCGTCGGTGACGGCGGCGCCGCTGACGGAGCGCAGGCGCGACTCGGTGAACTGTTCAAACGCGCGGAGGTAGCGTTTCGCGTTCTCGCTCAGTTCGTTCCGGTTCACCATGCCGATGAGTTCTTCCTGCGGCAGCGTGAAGATCTGATACATCTCCTTCTGCGTCAGGGCGCCCTCAGTTTCGTTCACTACGCCCAGCGCGTCCTGGGCCTGGACATAGAGATTGGCGAACCGCCGCTCCTGCTCCGTCGTCTTGAGCGGGGCGTCGCTCGACAACTTCTCGTCGCCCGCCTGGACGCGGCTGGTGTAGACCTCCTGCCCGTTGCGCTTCACCCACTGCCAGCCCTGCTGCGGCCCTTCCTTGGGCGCGACGTATTCCTGGAGCCCCTCGGCCGACACGGCCTTCCCGGCGGGGTCATACATCTTGCCGTCGGACCCATGTTGCAGCATCACCTTTTGGCCGTTGAGGCGATACGGCTCAGGCTTGCTGAACGACACCGTCGGAGCCTTGGGCGGCAGGAGGTTATCGGGAAGTCCCTGTCCGGTGGCGCCCCAGAAGTTCTGGTTCACGTCGCGCGGGTCCGCGCCTGCCTGGAGCGCCCCGGCGGCATCGGCACGGGCGCGAGCGTCTGCCGCCTTGGCCGGATCGGGGAGCAGATCCTTGATCGGCAGGATGGTACTGGTTTCTCCGAAGTGCTGTTGCTGGACGGCGTAGGGATCGGCGCCGCCCGCCAGCGCCGCCGCCGACATCTGCGTCATACCGCGCTCGTTGGCCTTGTCGCGCGCCGTCTGCTGCTTGTCCGCGAGCGCCTGCTTGCGGTCCTCGATCGCTTGCCGCCGGGCCAGACTCGCCTCGACCATCGGCACGATCTGCTTCGCGCGCTCGATGCCGACCTTGCGAATGATGGCGGGCAGATCCACCTCCTGCCCCGACGCCAACAGGTCCGCGATCTGCTCGTTCTCGTAGGCGGCACGGCGCTGGTCGTCGCGGCGCTGCATCGAGCCGAAGACCATGTCGGCGCCCCCCAGGACGAGGTCGCTGACCGTCGCGAGCGTCTGGCCCTTGGTTTCGGCCGACGAATAGCCCTGGCGGCGGATCAGGTCCGCGATGCGAAACGCATCGTTCATCCGGTTGGGGCCGGGGGCATACGGGGACGTGAGCGGTGGCCCAGGCATTACTCGGAGTCCTGTTCAATCAGCCCTGCGATCCGCATCTTTTCGAGCCAGATGTCCATGTCGCGCTTGAAGTTCGCCTCGGCTTCGGCGCGGCGCGGCGCGTATTCGTCCCGTGCGCCGGTCGTGGCGTTGGTGAACGCATCCTGGGCCGTCTTGTAGAGACTGTTGTATTCGCCCGTGATCTCATCCACACCCGCGCCGTAGGTGTCGCGGGCGGCGTTGTAGTTCTTCGTGTAGATGTCGGCGGCGTTGTTCCGGTTGACGCCGTAGGTGCCCTGCATCCGGTTATAGACGTTGCCGTAGTTCTGCTCGCCCAACCTCTGCCCGAAGCCGATCAGTTCCTTCAGCGTGCCGCCCGTCCGCAGCAGCCCCTTGGACGCGGCGCTGTTCTCCAGGGCGCGCCCGCCCTGCTCCATCGCGAACGCGAAGCCCGGCTCGTTGCGGGCCTGATCGAGCGTCGGCGGGGCGAACGGGTCGTAGGCGAACGGCGCGGGCGCGTTCCACGTCGGAATGTTGAGCGGGGCGGGCGGTTGGAAGACCGGCGCCGTATACGTCGGCATCCACCCGGCCCCCGGCTGTGGCGCCGCGAACGGTCCACTGTAGCCGTTGCTGCCGCCCCCACCCCCGCCACTACTGCTCCCGCCGCCGCCTGCGCCGGGGGTATTGCTGTTGCGCTGTTGCCAGTTCTGCAACACGTTGTCGAGCAACTGCGTGTCGGTGTACTGGTTGCCCTCGTAGCTCATGTTCCGGATGACACCTTGGAGGTCGCTGTCGTGGTACGGGTTCCACCCGTACTGCGCCTCAAACTCCTTGGCCTTCATCTGGAGGTAGTCGTACCAGTTACTCGTCTGCAACTCGATGTTCTTGTCGCGCTGGTTGTAGCTGCTCTTGGACGGATCCGTGGTCTGCGTTTCCTCGTTCTGCGTCGCGGTCCACGGGTATGACCCACTACTTGGCGCGACCGGACTCGTCGTCGGTTGCGGCGTCTGCGGGTTCTGCGGCGTCCGAGGGGGCGGCGGCGGCAACTCCCCGAGGGGCGTGAAGTAGTACGGGATGTCGTCGTCGGTGTAAATCGGGAGGGCCATGACTAGTTCTCGATTCCCAGGAGGCGACGGAATTCTTCCAAGGTCCGCACGGATGCCGCGCGATACGGCACGCGGCGCTGCTCCGTCGCGTCCCAGCGCGCCTGTTCCTTCTGTTGCTGCTCGTCGTAGGCGCGCATCGCGAAGTCGAGCGCGGCCTTGTCGGCGGCGGCGCGGGCTTCGTTGTACTCGCCTGCCGCGTTACGGTTCAACCAGTTGTTCACAAAGTTCCCCGTGTACCCGATCAAATCCTTGCCGGTCAGACCCCACGGCAAATTGAACGAGTTGGTGTTCGGGTTGTTGTTGTTCGGTGGCGTAACGGTCCCTGGTGGCTGGTTGCTGAACGGATCGGCTGCGTTCCCGTTCGCCTGTGTTCGCGGGGGTTGGTTGTTCGCCGGATCAGCTTGGCTCGCGTTCAGCAAGGTCGCGACGGTGGGCACCCCGGCTGAGGCGGTTAGTGCCGCCATCTGCGCGCCGGTCAGGCCAGCGCCAGGAAGATTCCCGACGATGCTCGATGTGAAATTCGCGACGGGATTCAGCGCCGCCTGGGTCGCGGTCGGCACCGCGAGCGACGGCGAATTTGTGATGGCGCTCGTCCCAGGCCCCGCGAGGGTGGAGGCCGTCGTGGGCGCCTGCGTCGCCGCGTTGGGCAGCAGGCCCGTGCCCAGGCTCGCCGCCGTGACCGCGACCGGCCCCCAGAAGCCGGGGTCGGCATACCGATGCACCTCGTTGGCATCGACAAACTTTTCCCCGTCCCATTTCATGCCCGACGTATCGACCCCGCGCAGATTCGCTACCCGGCGCGCTTCTTCGCCCTGGACGCGCTGCGCGTAGTCTCTGTAGTCCTTGTCGCTCATCCCGACCGGATGCGGGACCGCGATGGGCCGATACCCCAAGGACGAAACATAGACATCCGGCTTGATGGGTCGCCCGTTGCTACTGAGAAATGCCACTTACTCGCCCCCCATCCGTTCCAACACCAGATCCAGCGCGTAGACCATGCCCGGCCCGACCGACATATACGCCGTCGAGTAGCTGATCGGCTGGCCCGCCCCGCTGCGAATCAGCGCCGTCCCGGTCCCGACCGACGCGATCGTGTTCCCCGTAACCGGCGCCACGAGTAGGAGCGAGCAGACCACCCCGGCGTCCGTGTCACCGTCCACCCAGTGCAGCGTCACCGCGACCGACGACGAACTGCTCGCGGGCGTCGTCACCCGCACCGTCGCTGTCACCCGGTAGAGCCCCGACGGCAAGGCCTCCGTCGCGATCGACGTGACCGGGATCGCCGCCGACGCGGGCGGAATCTGCACGATCTTTTCGCGGGTCGGTACCTGGGCCAGTGCGGTGACTTGGTCCCTGAAGAAAATTTGCCACGGCTGAGACACGAACCCGTCCTTATCGACGAGTTCCGTCTGGATCAGGCCAGAGGTCAGCGGCATCAGCTACGTCCCAGGAGCGACGCGACGGTGTACTTGGCCTGCGTCCGGTCGCGCGCCGACAAGAGTTTCGCGCGGGCCTCAGCCTCGGACGGCGGCGTCACGGACGAGACATAGGGCGACGGCGGCGTCAGCGGCTCCCCCGTGGGCGAGGAACCGTAGCCCGTGCGGTAGTCAGGAAACCGCGACCCGAGGGTGGACTCAGCCTCGACCCACTGGTTTTGCAGATCCTCGTAGGAGGGCATCTCAGACGACCCGACTGGTTTGGGCGACAGCGACGCCCACGCCCGGTAGCCGGTGCTCCACGGCGTCTGCTGCGCGTAGTTCGACGCCAACCCCTCGTAGCGGCTCATGCGGTCCCGGTACGCCTCGTAGGGATCGCGACCGTCATCCACGTACTGACCCGTCTGCGGATCGAATCGGATGGCCATTAGGCGGCACCTCGCGCCGACGACATCTCTTGCGGCGTCCGCAGGTATGCGGCCGTAATGCGCCAGTTGCGAATCGCGTCCGACACGGTGACCTCAAAGACGAGTTGGCGCCCTTGCGTGATGCGCGCCCAGTAGACGCGCGTCAGGAAGGCGCCCTGCGCCCCGGCCGACGCCTGCCGCTCGTCGCCCCAGGTGCGCCCGCCGTCCTTGGAAATCCGCAGCATGACCGTGGGCGGCGGGCCGTAGAGCGCCGCGTCCTGTCCGATGCCGGTCTGCATCAGGAGTTCAAACCAACTGAGGACGACGAGCCGGTTCTCGTGCTGCACGGTGGGCGAGCGCCGCAGACGCCGGATGACGCGGCCATCCACGTCCTTCGGGTGCGCGTTCGACAGGTGGTAGATCAGGCCGAGTTCCCGATCGGCCATCAGGTGCTTGTTGAACGCGAAGCAGTGGAACACCGGCCGGAAGTAGTGGTAGACGCCTTCTTCCGAAATCCACGTCCCGCGCTTGTGCCAGCGCCGCCCCTCGGGCGCCTTCTCGTCGTAGGCCCAGGTCACGTTGGCGCGAGGGAAGGTCAGCAGGTAGAACGTGTGCCCCTGCTCGGTGTAGCACTGCCCGATCGCATCATCGATCTGCGGGTAGGTTGATCCTTCGACTTCCATCGCGTGCGTGGACACCCGCTCGGGCCGGTAGCCGCGCATCTGCATGACTTGGATGCCGCCGTCGGGCGTCTTCGCGACCCACATCGTCGTGTCGCCCACGACCGTCAGCGCGAACGTCGCGGCACAGCCGTAGGACAGTAGGCCCGACAGGTCGGGGGCGAACGGAATGGGAAACGTGCCCGCGTTGTACCAAATCTCGCCGGTCGTGACGCCGGGCAGGACGATCTGGCCGAACGGCGAAATGACCATCGCCTGCCACGGATTCGTGATGATGCTCGGTTGGAAGAACTGCGACAGATCCCACCGCGACCCGTCGAGGAGGAAGGACATATAGACGGTGCTCGTGTCGCGGTCGAAGACGAGGAAGTAGCCGTTCAGGCACGCGCCCTGCGTCGCGACGACCCCATCATCCGACAGCGTGGTAATCAGGGTCAGCGTGTCGGTCGCCAGTTCGTAGCAGTACGCCTTGCCGCCAGACGTGACGAGCAGCTGCCCCCGGCCCGAGTCGTCCGTGCTGCCGTAGCCGTTCGTGCAGATCGTGGCCGGGTTAGCGTCCACCGCGACCGTGCCGCGCGGCGTGATCGCGCCGCTGGCGAGCACTTCCACGAAGCGATCCCCGAAGACCGCGAAGCAGCGGCCCTCCTGATTCGGGACCGGGTCGGCGGTCGTGACGCTGGCGAACATCGCCCGGCCCCCGGCCACGGGCGCCGTCGCGAACGGGACGACGCCGGGAGTCGGATAGAGCGACGCCTGGGCGGTCGCCCCCGGAGACTCCGAGACTTCTGAAAACCAGTTTATGGTTTCTTCGTTGTCCGTAACCGGAGACTGCGCTTTATAGCTTCCTCCGATGAAACTCGAAAAATCAGCCAACGCACACCACCATCAACGCATTATTTGATATACAGTCGGCCCTATGGAGAAGTGGAAACAGGTGCCTGGATACGAAGGCTTTTACGATGTGAGCAACGAGGGCCACGTTAGGCGTGTCGGACGTAATGTCACATGTCCCCGCAACGGACATACGCACATGAGGTATATACGGGCTCGCGATCTGTCGATCTGCCAAATTCGTGGCTACCCGGTCGTACGCCTTTCTAAGCATGGCTCCGTCAAGACGTTCTACGTTCACAGACTTGTGGCCTCTGCGTTTATCGGCCCTCGACCAAACGGACTCGCCATCAATCACATCGACGGCAACAAGCGCAACAACCGACCGAGCAATCTGGAGTACACGACATCCGCCGTGAACAACCAGCACGCGTACGACGTGTGCGGCAAAGGTGCGAAGATCCGTCGCGGCGAACGACACTACTGGTCGAAGTTGGACGCCAATCAGGTTCGGAAAATCCGCGCCATGCGCGCTGAAGGTCGAACGCTGCACGCCATCGCAGACGCCTTCGGCATCTGTATACAGCATGTCTCGACCATCGCGCATCGCAGGACGTGGGCTCATATCTAGCCCCGCCGTGTCGATCCAGTTTGAATATCGTACCCGCCGCCTGTGTTTTGCATAGTGAACATGGGATCTATAGCTATGTCCGTAAAGGCGTAGTTGGTCCGCTTCATGGCCGCGTAGGACAGCCGCGCCTGCCGCACGACTTCCGGCGGCGGCTCGACCTGAAACATCGGCGCCAGCGCGACGGTCAGGTTGTATTGGATCGCGGCTGCGAGGCCATCCGGCACCGGGTAGGCCGTGGTCAGGTTCTCAAACATCGGCACCATGCGCTCGATGTAGAGCACGAGCGGGTTCGCCTCGGTCGGGACCGGCCAGAGAATGATGACGCTCCCGCCGAACGCCGCGGTCGGCGGCGCGGGCCACGCGGGAGACAGCGCGCCGGACGTCGACCCCGGCACGTAGATCACGTGCGTGAACAGGGGACTGCGAAGCGTCTTGATCTGAATGCCGATGTACTGGTCGTACGTCATCATGCCGCGTGGGATCTCGACCGCGTTGGGCTGGCCCGCGTTCAGGACGAGTCCCGCCGCGACGACCGACTGCTGCCCGACCGGGCGCGGTGTGTCGAGGTCCAGCCCTGGACCGATGCTGTAGTGCGACTTGCCGGGGATCGTGGGGAACGTCTCGCCCTGTGTCCGCGCCGCCGTGAGCGCATCGAGCCCCCACCCGCCCAACATCATCTGGAGGCGGCGCAGGCCATCGGACAGGTGTTCGCCCGAGCCAGACTCCCCGGCGCCCAGGACGCCGAGATCCTGCATCGACATCCGAAGCAGCGCCGCCGCCGTCACCATGGTGTGCCCCCGTGCCCGGAACGGGCGTTACTCGATGACGCGGCGCCCGGTCTTGGGATGCGCGGCCGGAATCTCCGCGACATGCTGCGCCGTCGCGTCCTCGACCTCGGCCCGCTCGGCCTTCGCCTTCTCGGACATCCGCCGATCCCCGAAGTTGGACTCGGCCGCTGCCGCCGCCATCTGCCGATCGCGAATCATCTGCTTGGACACCGCCTGATCCTGGTCGGCGTCCCACCCGTCCCGCTCCAACGCGCTGCGCTCGGCATCGCTGAAGACGGTGCGACTGTCGGTGATCACGATCTTGCCGGGACGCCCCTCGGGATGCCCGGCCAGGAACATCGCGCGGGGATACTCGCTGTACGCGTAGGGACGACCGGGCGGGCCATACATGGTGTAGCCCGCCTCCCACTTCCGCATTTCCACCGCGAACCCGGAGGCCGGATTGATCTGAATCGCGGGGCCGTCGTAGTGCTGCTCTGCCATGTGCACATCCTGTGGAAAAGCGCCGGGGCCAGCCTGCCTGTGTCTCGTGACCTCCACAGGCGCGACAGCCGACCCCGGCGTGAGGGATCTAGCTGAAGACGACCCCGTTGTTGCTCATCACGTTCCACAGCCCGCCCGCGGCGACGACCGTGAAACTCGCGCCCGTGAACGCGCCGAACGTGGCCGTGCTGGCCGGGGACCCCGTGACGCCCGTGCCGAACCCGCCGCCCGCCGACGTGACGACGTGCGCCACACCCGCCGCCGACGTGAACGTGAGCGCGAGCCCGTTCTGCACGAACGTGGGCTTGGCCAGCGTGATCGCCGCCGGGGTCAGCTTGTGGAGCAGGAACGCGGTGTTCTGCCCGATCTGCGCGACCACATCCGCCGTGAGCGCGAGGTCGCCGCCGATCGTGCGCGTGGTCGGCGCGCCCTGCGTCGGGAACGTCGTCGCCCCCGGCGCCAGCGGCACGACATCGAGGATGGAGCCCGAGAACACGACCGACGACAGCGCATCGTGCGCGACCGCCGTTGTGCCCTGGTCGCCGCGCCGCTTGACGCGGACGACCTTCGGGGACGGCTGACCGTCGATCAGCATCCACTCGCCGTCGATGCGCGCCCGCCAGTTCTGGAGGCCCGACACGCCGACGGGCGGAAGCCCCGTCGCGTCTTGGACCGTGAATTCAATGGCGTCCTTCGAGAACGCCGACGCGAGGGTTTGTGACAGCCATGCCATGAGAAATCTCCTTGCCCTGATGGCGAAACAACGCCGCGCGACGAGGCGATCCCGTCGCGCGGCGTGGAAGCGAACCGACTAGTTGAGCAGACGGACGGCGAAGTACGGCTCGATCGCCGCGACGCCGATCAGAATGTCCACCCGCGACGGCTTCTGGTCCGTCTGGATGTTCCACTGCTCGGCCCACCGCAGCGACGCCTTGATGTCGCTGTTGGTGACGACCTTGCTCCGCGCGCCGGGCAGATCCGACGTGAGCGGCGCCGACACGAACGCGAACGCGGCCGGGTTGAACAGGAATTGCTGCCGCGTCGCCGTGGCCGCGAGCACCTGTCCCGCCCCGGGCGGCGTCGCCCCCAGGAACTGCAACGCCGCGCCGTTCGCGGGCGACGCCGTCACCGTCTGGAGTTGGCCGCTCGGGATGATCGACGGCGAGATGGGCAGGACCGCCGTGCCCGTCCCCGACACGTCGGCCGTCAGCACGAACCGCTGCGGGATCCCCGTTGAGGTGTAGCTCAGCGGATTGACGCCCTGCACGGGCGGGGTGCCGATGTAGAACGCATCGCCCTTCTTCAGAGTGAACGCGCCCATGCCCGAGATGGAGAGCGTCGAACCCGTCTGGTTCGCCCCGGCCACGATCGGCGTCGAGGCCGCGAAGCTGCCCGACTGGTGAATCGGCAGGACCGCGTCGTAGTACCACTCGTCCACGCCCAGGGCCATCGCGGAGAACTGCCCGGTGCGGAAGTACTCCTGATACTGCTTGCCGAACAACGCGAAGTTGTCGTTCAGCAACTTCGACTGCGTCAGCGGGTCGATCACCGCGACGTAGCCTTCCGGGGTGCCCGTCATTTGCAGGAGCGCGACGGCATCCGTCCAGTCCTTGTTCACCAGGGGCACGCCCGGTGACCCGACGACGTTGTAGATGGACTGATAGACCTCGGCGCCCGCGACGGCGTCGGTCTTATTCGCCAGGGCCACGCCCGCCGGGCGCGTGTAGCGGTCCTGCACTTCTTCGATCTGGAGGGTGTCCTCGATGGACGACCACCCCATGCCGACGTTGTACTGGTGGTTCAGGGTGAGGGGGACGGTCTGATTGAGGATCGACTGCTGGACGAGGGCCTGTCCCTCAGTGACGGTCCACCGCTGCGGCGTGCGGACTTGGACGGTGTCTCCGATTTGGGAACCCTTCGGCTTGTTGTTCCACTCTTTGTTCCACTGGCGGTCGAAGTTGCCCACCAGCTTGAGGCTGTTGTCCCAGAACAACGCGGTGTCCTTCGTGACCCACGTCGGCGTGATGATGTAGTTGGCCATGCTCGCTCACAGACTTGCCGTGAGGGCCGACCCTGATGATCAATCGCGTCGGAGGCGGGACCGCTGCGGCTTGTGGAACGCCGCCGCGTGATCGGCCATCGACGCATCGTCACCGGGGAGGCCCCGTGGCGGTGCTTCAGGCGCCGTCCGCACCGGATTAGGTGGACGAGGCGCTGGTCTGGATACCGGGGCAGTGACCGATCCGGTCGGTGCGGCCGAAAGCCCCAATGACTGTAAGCGGCGTTGCACGAGCGCAACGAGGTCGGGTGTCGCGGGCTTATCGTAAGTCGCGAGCGTCAATTCTTCAAGTAACCCAGGCTGTCGGAGCAGTGCCAACGTGAGGTGCGCCGACTGATCGCCGCTGCGGACGATGGCCTGGAGGACCGCCGGGGTGATGGGACGGCTATCGTCCTTGAACTGGGTGACGACGGCGGCGTGCTGCGGGTCGTTCGCGATCGCCGCCATGCGCTGCCAGTGGGCCTGGGTCATGTCGCGGAGTTCGGCGTCGGACTGGCCCGCCGCCCGCTGCTGCTGGTGCGCGTAGTACCGGGTGGCGTACTCGTGCTGCTGCTCGGCGTGGGTGAAGCGCGCCATCGCCTTCGTGTAGTCGCGCAACGGGTCCGCGCTGGCCGCGAAATCGGAGAATTCGGGCTCCTTCAGATTGAACGGTGGGGGCGGGGGCGGCAGATCCCGGCGCGGGGCCGGGGCCGGGGGTGGAGCCGCCTGGGCGGGGGCCTCGGGCGCTGGAACGTGTCCGTTCCCGTTGGATGCCGCCGGGGGCGCGCCGCCCGCCTTGTAGGCGTCGCGCTCGCGCTCGGTTTCGCGCAGGCGCCGGGTGAGTTCCTGAATGCGCGGCACGTCGTCGGCCGTCGCCTGCTGACTGGCGGCACGGCGCCGGAATCCGCCCTTCTCAAACCGCCCATCCGGGCGCCGGGGTGGCTCGTTCGTGTCCGTCGCTTCCTCGGGCGGCAGCGCCTGTCCGGCGGCATCAAGGCCGTTCGTCCCGGTCTGCGGGGAGGTCACGGGCGCCTCGGGCGGCGCGGCGTGGTCGCCCTGGTCGGGCGATTCGGTCCAGCCGCCCGCGTCAGCGGTGGTGGTGGGACGGTCTACAACGGCCACAAGTACCTTTCGCGTCGCACC